TGAAAATATTTACGTCACAGAGGGTCCGCTCGACTCTCTTTTCTTGTCTAATGGACTGGCGATGTGTGGCGCTGACGTTGTACTTGACGGGGTACATTACCCTCGTCGTACATTTGTTTACGACAACGAACCAAGGAACAAACAAATCGTTCAACGATACGAAAAGTGTATTGATAAAGGAGAAAGCATTGTAATCTGGCCAGATACCATTAAAGAAAAAGATATTAACGACATGGTATTAGCTGGACATGATGTACAATCCGTGGTAAAATCTAACACTTACTCAGGCTTAGAAGCAAAAGTAAAACTTAATCTTTGGAAGAAAATATGAGCAACGGTATCAAAGTTAAAAAGCGTGACGGATCTACAGAATCTCTTAACCTTGATAAGATTCATTTAATGGTAGAATGCGCTTGTGGTGGACTCTCTGGCGTTTCTCCATCGCAAGTAGAGATTCAATCTGGCATTCAGTTTTACGATGGAATCACGACACAAGAAATCCAAGAAATCCTTATCAGGTCAGCTAGTGACCTTATTGAGCTTGATGCTCCAAACTATCAGTTTGTTGCTGCTCGTCTCCTTCTGTTCTCTCTATATAAGCAAGTCTTTGGAGCTGATTGGAACAAAGGGTTCCCAGATGTTCATGACCATCTAGTAGGTGGAGTCTCGTTGGGACTCTACGATGGAGAACTCTTAAGCAAATATTCTATGGAAGAGTGGGATAAGATCAATAGTTTTATTGATCATGACCGTGACTATCTGTTTACCTATGCTGGTCTTCGTCAGGTTGTAGATAAATATCTGGTGCAAGATAGAAGCAGTGGTAGTGTATTTGAAACTCCACAGTATGCTTACATGCTTGTAGCAGCAACTATTTTTGCTGAATACCCTCAAGCAACACGTCTCTCCTATGTAAGGAAATACTATGACGCAATCAGCAAGCACAAAATCAACGTGCCCACTCCCATCCTCGCAGGAGTTAGGACTCCGCTTAGACAATTTGCTAGCTGTGTCCTTGTTGATAGCGATGACACCCTCGATAGTATCTTTAGTTCTGATATGGCTATTGGCAGATACGTTGCACAAAGGGCGGGCATCGGCATCAACGCGGGTCGCATCCGTGCTCTCAACAGCAAGATTAGAGGGGGCGAAGTGGCTCACACTGGAGTTATACCGTTTCTCAAAAAGTTTGAAGCAACTGTCCGTTGCTGTACGCAAAATGGTATACGAGGAGGAAGCGCGACAGTCCACTTCCCAATCTGGCACAGGGAAATCGAAGACATCCTAGTATTAAAAAATAACAAAGGAACTGAGGATAACCGAGTTCGTAAGTTAGACTACAGTATCCAAATCAGCAAACTGTTTTATGAACGATTCATCCGTAACGAAGACATCTCACTCTTCTCTCCACACGACGTTCCAGGTCTGTCTGATGCTTTTGGTCTTGCTGGATTTGACGAGCTATACACTGTTTACGAACGAGATACTTCTATTCCAAGAAAAACTATTGGCGGTCAAGAATTATTTCTTTCACTCTTAAAGGAGAGAGCAGAGACTGGTCGTATTTACATTATGAATATCGACCATTGCAATGAGCATTCCTCTTTCAAGGATAAAGTTTGGATGAGTAACCTTTGTCAGGAGATTACTCTGCCCACCAATCCTCTACAGCACATTGATGATATCAATGGTGAGATTGCCTTGTGTATTCTTTCTGCTATCAATGTTGGTAAGATTAAGCACCTTGATGACCTTGAGGAGCTCTGTGACCTATCTGTGAGAGCACTGGATGAGTTGATTGATTATCAGGGGTATCCTGTGGTTGCTGCTGAAGCATCTACACGCAACCGTCGCTCACTTGGTATTGGTTATATTGGTCTTGCTCACTGGTTAGCACGTCATCAGGTTAAGTATTCTGATGGTGCCGCAGCACATCTTGTGCATGGTCTCACAGAAGCATTCCAGTATTACCTTCTCAAAGCATCTAATCAACTTGCGATTGAGAAAGGAGCGTGTGGATATTTTGACCGCACTAAGTATGCTGACGGCATTCTTCCAATCGATACATATAAGAAAGATGTAGACGACATCGTATCACATAATCTTCACTATGATTGGGAAACTCTTAGAGCATCCATCCTGGCTCACGGTCTCAGGAACTCAACACTGTCCGCACAGATGCCATCAGAGAGCAGTTCCGTTGTGTCAAATGAAACAAATGGAATCGAACCTCCCCGTGCCTTCTTGTCCGTTAAGAAGTCGAAGAAGGGAGTTCTTAAGCAGATTGTCCCCCAGTATCAATCTCTTAAGAATTACTATACGCTTCTCTGGGATATGCCTGACAATACTGGTTATATTAATATTGTTGCTGTTATGCAAAAGTTCTTTGATCAGGCAATCTCGGGTAACTGGTCGTATAATCCAGAGCATTATGCCGATAATGAAGTACCTGTGTCGGTGATGGCACAAGACCTATTGAATACTTACAAATATGGATGGAAGACATCTTATTATCAGAATACATATGATATTAAGAAAGATGATGTGGATGATGAAGAAAAGAAAAAGTCCGTAGAAAATTTACTTAACTCAATTTTAGAAGGATCCCAGGAGGAAGAAGACTGTGACAGTTGCAAGATTTAAGCTTACCGAGACCACCCCTACCATTGAGGGGATGACCGTATTTAACACTAAGCACGTTGACCTAAAGAAGCAACCAATGTTTTTTGGTGCTCCTCTTGGAATTCAAAGATACGATACCTACAAGTATCCTATCTTTGATAAACTAACTCAGCAGCAACTGGGATACTTCTGGCGACCAGAAGAAATCTCTCTGTCAAAAGATAGGGGAGATTATCTCACTCTTCGTCCAGAGCAAAAGCATATCTATACTGCTAATCTAAAGTATCAGATTATGCTTGACTCCGTGCAGGGTCGTGGTCCTGGTATGGCATTCATTCCTTACTGCTCTCTTCCAGAGCTAGAGTCTGCCATGACAATCTGGGAAACTATGGAGATGATTCATAGTCGCTCTTATACATACATTATTAAGAATGTTTATTCTGACCCATCGGAAGTGTTTGACACTATCCTTGATGACCAGAATATTCTTGAGCGAGCGAAGAGTGTGACCGAAGCATACGATGACTTCATTCAAGCGGCACAGGATTACTCTTCTGGTAATCAATGGCAGCACCAGTTAGAAGGTGTGCCTGCTGCGAAAGAAACTCTCTATGAGTTGAAGCGCAAACTCTATCGTGCCGTTATCAACGTCAATATTCTAGAGGGGATTAGATTCTATGTTTCGTTCGCGTGCTCGTTCGCTTTTGGCGAACTTAAACTTATGGAGGGATCCGCTAAAATTATCTCTCTCATCGCCAGAGACGAAAGCCAACATCTTGTCCTTACGCAAAACATTATCAAAAACTGGCTTAATGGAGATGACCCAGACATTCTTCAAATCGCTAAAGAAGAAGAAGCATGGACGGTAGAGCAGTTTAAGAAAACTGTTGACGAAGAAAAAGCATGGGCGCAGTATCTGTTTAAGGATGGTAGCATCATCGGTCTCAACGATAAACTACTCAACTCTTATGTAGAATATATTGCCAACCGCCGTATGCGAGCGATTGGTTTGAAGCCTGTGTTTGATACTCCTATGTCAAACAATCCACTGCCTTGGACTCAGCACTGGTTATCATCTAAGGGTTTGCAAGTAGCACCCCAGGAAACTGAAGTGGAATCCTATGTCATCGGAGGCATTAAACAAGATGTTAAGAAAGATACTTTCGCTGGTTTTAAACTGTGAAAAAGTTTCTGAGAAAAAGAAACATAGAAAAGTTGCTCAAAATGAAGGAGCAACTGGAAAAGGAAGGTCCGAAGAGTCTGGCTCAAGCATACATGCTGGCGGCACTCAAAAGAAGATTCCCGACCCCTGGTTTAACTGAATAGATAAATACCTCCATCTGGAGGTTTTTTATTATGAATCCAAGTTCAGCAAAAGCGAAGGGTCGCCGTCTGCAACAGTGGGTAAGAGACAAACTGATTGAGATGCTTGAGGTTCACCCTGAAGATATAGAATCTCGTAGCATGGGAGCAGGTGGGGAAGACCTCATCATGGCTCGTGCTGCTAGATTAAAGTTTCCACACAGCATCGAGTGTAAAAATGTGGAGAAGCTAAATATATGGGATGCCTATGAACAGGCAATTGCCAACTCTGGTGACTATGAACCGCTCGTCGTTATTAAAAAGAATGGAAAAAAACCACTAGCAGTGGTAGACGCAGAGTATTTCATCAGTTTATTCGGAGAGAAAAATGACTCTAGACCTTCATAACTTTTTCAAGTTTTACGACGAAAAAAATTCAAATCACGTAGCAGCAGTTCAGTGGTTAGAAGATAACCTACCTGCTCAATTCCTAGATGACTCGGAGACTGATTGGATTGGTATTTTCAGGACGAAACCACCAACTCCAGCAGTGCTAGAAGTCCCATATTTTAATCAAGTAGATAACTACAGAGATGCACATAGAACTTGTAACAGTTCATCGTGCGCTATGTGTCTTGCCTTCCTTAAGCCAGGCAGTATCAAAGGCGACGATGAATATGTCAAGAAAGTATTTGCGATTGGCGATACTACAGACCATGCGGTACAAACGAAGGTACTTGCAGGTTATGGAGTTAAGTCACACTTTAGTTACAATCTTTCTTTTGCTGATGTTGATAAAAGTCTTGACGCTGGGAAACCTGTCGTTATTGGTATCCTGCACAGGGGTTCTCTTTCTGCACCTACTGGTGGGCATATGTGTGTTGTAATTGGTAAGACACCAGATGGTAAAGGTTACTATGTCAATGATCCATATGGTTCTCTAAACGATAACTATACTGGTCCCGTAACAAATGGTAAGAAAACCATTTATACGAAAGCAGTTCTTAAGCACCGTTGGTGTCCAGGAGGAAACGATGGGTGGGGAAGGATCTTCGACTGAGTTTAAAAAAAAGATTTTGGACGAAGTGAAGAAACTCACGAATCACGGCAAACATAAAGAAGCAAGCGAACTATTTAACATATACTTTCCAAATATAGGAGGCAACAATGGCAAGAGTTGATTTACATAATTTCTTTCAATTCTATGATGAAAGAAATCCTAACCATGTCAAAGCAGTACAATGGTTAGAAGACAATCTACCTGTCAAATATCTAGAAGATAATATTGATTGGGCAGAAATTTATCGCGGAAAAAAGACTAGTGCTGCATCAGCAACTCCTGCTGCTGCAGCTCCTGTAACAGGTGGCGATGATGTCCCGCAGATGGGCATCAAATTAATCAAAGAGTTTGAAGGATGTCATCTCAAGGCATACCCCGATCCTCTCACTGGTGGTCTTCCAATCACTATTGGTTGGGGATCTACTCGTAAGAAAGATGGGTCGGCATTTAAAATGGGTGACACATTAACACAGGCAGAAGCGGATGCACTTCTTATCGAGCAGTGCAAGAAAGAGTTTCTTCCTGCTCTAAGAAAAATACCACACTGGAGTGAAATGTCAGATGGACAAAGAGGCGCTCTGCTCAGCTTTGCTTATAATCTCGGCGCTGGTTTTTACGGTGGCGATAACTTTAATACTATTACTAAACGCCTGAAGAATAAAGAATGGGACTTAGTTCCCGATGCGCTATTCCTCTACAGAAATCCTGGATCTAATGTAGAAGCAGGACTTGCTCGTAGAAGAAAAGCAGAAGGTGAAGCTTGGAAAAAAGGTTAACTTCACACTAAGGACAAATGGAAAACGATAAGAAAGGTAAATGTATGAGCACTGTTATTCGCGTAGCGATTTTGAGTTGGTCTGCTGCTCTTCTTACAGCAAGTTATGCAGGTCTTCTTTCTAAGATGGACCCAACATTTATTGCTACTGTCTTCACAGCATCTGCTGCCACATTTGGTATTAATACTATGAAGAAAGGTGGTGAGGATGATGAGAAAAAAGAGGAGCCTCGTAGAGAGGAGTTTGTCTCTGCTCCGCCAGAACCACCAGCACCAGAAGTTGTTGCTGATGAACCAACTCTAGAAGAAAGAGTTGAGGCATTAGAAGAGGGTCAAGTTCAACCTCGCACAGGAGCATAATGGCAAAATCAAAAAACAAAGGTAGCAACAACTCTGCTAAAAAACCGAAGCAGAATCAAGGCAATGCTACTGCTAAAAAAGCAAAGAACGGTGGCAAGAAAAAATGATTGACATGATTGCTTTTATGATTGTTGGTTATGCAGAGATTGGTCCTGGCAGTTGTCAGATTGATTACCTTCGCTATAATGATATACACTCACTTGTAATACCATGCCAAGAGAATGGAACACCCCTAAAAGGGAGTGTTGGAATGCTCCAATCCATCAAATACTCAAAGCCATAGATAATCACACCCGCCTCTTCATGGAGACGGGTGATTTTTGGCATGAGGAGCAGGCACAGATGCTCAGGAAATACGTCAAAGATTTAAAAGTTTGGATTCATAAACAAGAAGGATGGTGGGATGAATGAAAAAAATACTAACAGCATTAGGGTTATCATTAACATTAATCACTCCTGTGAGTGCTGAATCAATTAAAGCATCTCATCCTGTAGTAAAAGACTACAGCATTGCAGCGATGGGTTGCATGATACTATTGGATTGTTACGAAGGAATCGAAAAAGTTTTACCAGACAAAGATTTTGGTGAGAGATTTGTTTTATTCAAGGATGAAGTCAAGAGAATACTAACTGCTTTAGATAAACTTGGAATTGAAGTTTATCTTGGTAATGAAAGATATTTCACTAGAAGCACAGCTGGTCTTTATAAACCAGAATTGAATCGTTTATTTATTAACAAAAGTTTATTGGATGACCCTAGAGAATTTCTTGGCACACTACGACATGAAGGATGGCATGTTGTTCAAGATTGCATGGGTGGTGGTATAGAAACATCCTTTATGGCACAGGTGCATCAGGATAAAGAAATACCTGATTGGTTAAGAGATAGAGTCACGAGGACTTATAGTATTGCTGGAATGTCTAAAGCAATTCCTTGGGAAGTAGATGCTAATTGGGCAGAAGAACAATCAAATGTAACTGGTGAGAAGTTAGAGATGTGTGCTAAAGGTCCGTTGTGGGAACAGATTACTCCAACACCAATGACAAAGGAATGGTTGATTGGTTGTGGATGGATGAAACCTCAAGATGGTTTGTATCCATATTATCCAGATAAAAAGAAAGTATATTGCACACCAGGCAAATACTAAATATTTCAGAGTTAAAATCAATCATGTTTATTGCAGCAAGAGAAGTATTTGGTGGTGAATATATTTACTTCCAAGATAATTTCAATGACTCTCCTAAATGGACGGCAGATAGAAAGGAAGCTATGCGTTTTGAATCAGCAGAAGATGCTGTAACAAAATCAGATCGCACAGGTGTATATGTCGATGCCATCGTTGCTATTGAGGTAGCAGAATGAAACAAGTAGCACTCGCATTATCAATCGTTAGTTTAGGTATCAGTGGAGCACTATGCTATGGTGCTTATGTAACCTATCAAAAAGCACAAAAGATTCTGGAGAATCCAGAAGAGTTTGTAGGTGCTGTGGTGGAGAAGCAAGTCAATAAAGCATTTGATAAACTACCTATACCAAAACTAAATACAGAGAAGTTTAAACTTTTCTAACTCATGGCTGACAAAGATCCCTATATCTATAGAATACGTTCAGTGCATAAGGTGGTAGATGGCGACACTATTGATGCTGATATTGACTTGGGTTTTGATATCTCCCTTACTAAGCGAATTCGTCTTGCTGGTATCGATACCCCAGAGAGCAGGACAACTGATGCGAAAGAGAAAGCACTTGGGTTGGAAGTCAAAGAGTGGCTCAAGCACAGATTAGATGGTGCTAAAGACATTCTAATCAAGACAGAGTTGCCTGATAGCACAGAGAAGTATGGTCGTATTATCGGTCATCTGTATATCAATGGTGAATCAGTTTCGATTAATAATCAAATGGTAAATGAAGGTTACGCATGGGAGTATGATGGTGGGACTAAGAAAAAAGATTTCGATCAACTTGCTGCAAAACGTAAAGCTAACTCTACTGGTAGTTAGAATTCTTGCTGTAGCATGGTCCGCTGGAATGTTAACAGCAGTAGATTCTGTTGGAGTTATAACTCAGGGTCAAGTTGAGTTGGAAGCTTCTCGACAGATTTATAGTAATATTTTGTGGGCAGCATTCTCTTCGCTGCTCACAGAGGTTGCTATTAAAAAGAAAGACGAGCAGACAACTTCTTCGCAATCTTCTTCGCAGGAGCAAACAGAGGCTTGAATCTTTTTTGACCTTCCTTTGTGAATGTCTCTCCCACTACATCGTCAATAATAATTTTGTTTTCTGTTTCGTAGAAAGCATTGGTCTCTACCTGTGCTCTAATATAATTCTCTACGTTATCTGTGGTATCAATTAACTTAGTGCCATCAGCAGAATACTCAAAGATGTCAACGTGCCCTGAATCTGTCATGACATAGTGAAGCACAGGTTTGACTTGCTTGAGTTTGATTTTAAATTTATTTTTCACTGCCTCACGTATGAGTGGCTCAGCGGCATTCTTTACCATGTTTAAGGCGATGCCAGAGACCATCGTAGTGGCAGTAGTCACAACTGCTACAGCGCCCGCAGTGGCGACCACAGAGGGGTCTGGGAGGTCGATATTCATCCCAGCGATCTGAATGGTTGGTTTGTCTGCTGGTATCTCTGCTTTTGTTACAGGTGGTGGTGCTGCTTGCACCAGTTGCTGAGGAATCTCAGGTGGTTTGCTATCTGGTAGTCCTCTATTTTTCTGCTGCTCTTCTGCTGCTTGCTTATCACGCTCTGCTCTTACAGCAGCATCAAACTCTTCCTGTGTTGGCACATCAATCACAGGATATTTAATTGATGGGTCTGGTGCTTGAAACACAGGCAGTGCAAGACCTTTGACTACTGGCACCTCCACACTTTTGGTGACTGGAGGATTGATAGTTGGTATAACGCTTGGTCCGTTGATGCCTATATTTGATACGTTAATCGGTTTATTTCCGATTGTCGGTATTGAATTAGAATTAATTTGGTTTATTGGCATTGACTACTGCCT